GACTCGTACCAGTTCCGGTACCACTTGGAGCCGGTGGTCTTCAATCATGCCGAGCGTCCAGAGTGCGCCAGGTGTGTCCGTGAGCACTTCGCCGTAGAGCTCTTGGCGACCGAGACGTGTGCCGTCATAGCGTGAGCGCAGTTCAGCGAGGGCGGCTGGTGAGAGGTTGTCGGCGTTGTCGAACGTTGATCCACGAGTGACGACGACTGAGCCGTCCGTGCGTCCCATGAACTCTCGGATGAGTTTGGTCGGGCGAGGGGTCGTGGTGATGATGGTCTGAGGGTTGCCGATACGAAGCGCCGGAGCGAGGCCTGCGGTCCATGTCTCCTCGTAGCTCCATGCGGCGAACTCGTCGAGCCATGCGTAGGACAAATTTAATCCTCTGGCCCGATTGGGAACGTCTGCCGAGACCATGTGAATCTTCGAGCCGTTGGTCAGGGTGATTTGCCCGTTGCTTCGGTTGTATTGCTCAAGGGTTCCGGCTGGGAGGCTCTTGATGAGACCGGAGGGGCCCTCGACACAGGTGCGTCGAACGTCGGTGAAGGTCGGGGCGACGACTGCACACTCAATACCTGGCTCGCTCAGGGCTTTCTCCAGTAGCCAGCCTGCGCCGGTGAAGGTCTTACCCCAGCCTCGGCCTGAGAGAATGAGCCAGATGCGCCAGTTGCCCTCGGGGGGGAGTTGCTGAGGTCTCGCTGAGCTGCGGTATCGGGTGTGAACGGCCTCGGCTTTGGCTTGCTCGGCTTTGACTGCCCGAGCCTTTAGTTCTAGAGCCTCAAGCCGTTTCAGTTCCGCTAGTCGTTGCTGGAGAATCGTTGTCATCTATCTCTCCGAGCGTAGCCTCTAGACGCTGAATCTCGGCTTGGATGTAGTCGAGGGTGATGACTTCGGTGCGCACCGGAGCGTCGAGGCCCATAAGTTTCGCTCTGCGGTCTTGGATAGCCAGCACTCGGTCAATGGCGAACATCGCCGCTTTGTTGTCAGGGTCGAGGGCTCGTTCCATCGCTCGTTCGAGCAGTAGATCCAGTCGTCCACTCTCAAGTCGGCGAAACTCATCGACGGCCTCGTAGGGGATTGCCGCCAGAGCACGCTGCACTCGCTCGTAAGCGGTGGACTTCGATACACCCAGCCGGTCAGCGATTGCCTGGTAGGTCAGCCCCAGTGAGCGCAGTTTGAGCGCCTGGGTGTCGTTGATGGCATCTTCTTCGGTTCGGACGAAGCCGTTTCGTGTTGGCTTGCTCATGTTGTTCGCCCTCTAAGCGTTCGGCGGTGCGTACGTTGGGGGCATAACTCACCCACGATAGGTAAACATCGTCCCACAGGTGGTAAGTGGAAGTCAATCGACTGGAATCATTGACTTTTGGGTGGCAACACTCAGAGCAGGGTGCGAGGCTGGTTCTCAGCCCACTGCACTCGTGCCTCAATGATGGGCCAGTAGTCCTCGGTCATCTCACAGCCGACCCAGTCGAAGCCCTCAAGGATTGCAGCTACTGCAGTAGATCCGCTTCCGAGGAACGGGTCGAGGACTGTGCCGCCTAGTGGTGTCACGAGTTTCACGAGGTAGCGCATCAGGGCGATGGGCTTGACCGTCGGGTGGATGTTGGCGGTGACTTTGGAACGGGTCTTGTACGGCACTTGCATAGCGTCTTGCCCCTCGTCACGCCCCGTCAGCATTTGTTCCGGCATCCCCTCCAGCCCTGCGTTGCGCTCGGATTTGCTTGCCTTAGCGCAGTAGAAGAAGCGCCCTGCGTCGTTCGGGAAGCCTGCCAGCACCTCGTCGCTTCCGTCGTGGATGACGTTGGCAGGCCAGCGACCCTCACGCTCTGGGGTAATCATTTCTGTTCGCTCAAAGGTTCCTATCTTTGCCTGACCTGCTTTTTGCGCCGGTAGTAATTCAGTTCCCACCCTCGACCCGTCAATGTTCAGCGCACCCGTTCCCCACTCCAGCACGTTCGAGGCCACTGTGCCGGTCAGGGGCTTGCGAGCGACACAGATAGGTTCGTGGGCTGGCTTTAGGGCAGTTCCCCAGCCTTGCCAGCGTTGGGCTTCGGGAGTTGCAGGTGCGGTGATGTCCATTAGACCTGCTTTTATGCGGTATTCATGTCCAGCACCTGACGCTTCATTTCCACGACCTTGACGCTGACCCACCACTTCACGTTCTGCCCCTGCTGCCTTGTCTATCGCCTTGCTCACGTCTAGCGACTTCGGGAAGCCCGAGCCGTAGAGCCACATAATCTGGTCCCTAATCTCAAAGCCTGCGTCCTCGATGGCGACGGTCATTCGGTGGTAGGTGCGAGATCCGGAGAAGGCGAGCAGGTGTCCACCTGGCTTTAGCACTCGTAGGCACTCACGCCACATCTCGACGTTGTAGGCGATGCCCGAAGCGTCCCACGATTTGCCCATGAAGCCGAGCTCATAGGGAGGGTCGGTCACGATGCTGTCGATGGAGCAGTCCGGCAGGGTTTTGAGCGTGTCGAGGCAGTTGCCCTTGAGAATCACAGGCTCTCTCCGCAGGTAGGGCAGAATCGCACGTCTCGGATGAACGTGATGCTGACGTGGTTCGTGAACTGGAGGTTTGCCCGAGGGTGCGACAGGCTGGAGTGCGTAATGGGGCAGAAGGTGGTTAGCGCCTCCTCTGCGGCTTGGCGGTAGGCGGTGGTGTCGGCGGTCACGTTGATTCTCATGTCTAGTTCGGCGTAGGTGCGTAAGGAGTCGCAGAAGCGCAGGTCGGAGTGATTGTGCTGGTAGTAGGTGCCCGTGCGGTCGTAGACCTTCACGATGAGCTGTGAGCAGTGTCGGCAGTTCATACCTCTCCGTCCAGAATGTTGAGAATGAGGTCAATCGTGACTTCGGGGTGGAGTTTGATGTCTTGGAGCCAGCAGGTCAGCCCGTCAGCGATGGCGTTGAGTTGATCTAGTAGGCGGCTTGCGTCGCAGGGCCATGTGTTCGAGCACTCGTCACACTGGCTCGGGAACGTGGCGTGAGGCTGGTGCTTCTCGCTCATTACTCGGCGCTCGGAGGGGTAGACGTAGACCCTGCGCTCTTGGTCCGGCTGAGAGCCGTAGGGGTCGGTCTGTGCAGGAATGGTCGAGTTAAGGTTGCGGTTTTGGTCACTCTTTGCCAATTCCGTAATGGTTCCGTCACTGTTTAGCCCAGCCCATGCCTCGACCATGAGGCCGTAGACCTCGGCGGCGTTCATCACTCGGTCTACTTCGTCCAGCACCTTGATTACGTCGCAGGGGTAGGCGACTCTTCCGCACCCGAAGCATTGGTACTCGCCCCGAGGTGTGTTTCTATCCCATTGTCGAGCGTGCTTTTCTCGTAGGGCTTGGCGTTCGGCGGGGGTCATTTAAATACTCCGTTTTTAGTGCAGACAAGTTGGAATACACCGTCCCAAACACTTCCCTTGTGACAGGTGATGTACGAGGCGTAAGAAACTTTGTCTTTCCACAGTTGCCCTGAGTCGCTGTAGTGCAAGTAGTAGCCAGTTTTGTTGTGATACATACCGACTACCACGCCGTAGTGAGGCGAGGGGTTTTCGCCTGTCACAAAGAATAAGTAGCCGAGATAGATAACCAGCACACACATTCCGACAACGACACAAAAAAATAAAAACTCCGACAAATACGAAACGATCATTTCACCGGGTGTGGGCTTCTTGCGTTTCACAGGGATTTTTTCGGATATCATAGGTTCTCTCCGCACTTGGGGCAGAAGTTGAAGGCAAAGGAAGTCTGGCCGTGTTCGATAACATCCCAGCCTTCGGGCAACGTCATTAGTCCGATGATGTGGGTGCAGTCAACTTTAACTTTGAGGTCGCTAAACTTTAGGTTTTCGGTAGCGTCCAGTACCTTGATTACGTCACAAGACCAGTGTTCAAGGCAGGTGTCGCCCTCTGTGTGGTTTTGCGAACGATGCTTCTCTCGTAGGGCTTGGCGTTCGTCGGCGTTCATAGTTTCTCTCCGCACTTGGGGCAGTAGGTGTGTGTCCAATACTCTGGTAAGACGCTGGAGGCGTAGCCGTACTGACCCGACTTCTTCACCGTGACCCAGTGGTCGCACTCAACTTTAGTTTTTAGGTCGCTAACCTTTAGGTTTTCGGTAGCGTCCAGCACCTTGATTACGTCGCAGGGATAGGCAGTAGGCCAACAGAACTCACACGGGTTCGTCGGGTCGCCGTCCTCAGGTGCGTGCTTCTCTCGTAGGGCTTTGCGTTCGTCTTCAGTCATCGGAATACCTGCATACACTTAGCCTTATCTGTAGACGCTTGTTCGG